GAAAGACTCTCCGCGGTGGAGCTAACTTCCTGGTGACCTCACCTGAAGTTGCTAACATCCTTGAGTTTACTGCTGGTTTCCGTGCCAACGTGACGCATGACGCAGAGCGCGGTACCGTTGGTGCTGTGAATGTTGGTTCAATCTCACGTAAGTTCGACGTTCACGTCGATCCCTACTTCCCACGAAACGTTGTTCTCGTTGGTCGTAAGGGAGGAAGCTTCCTTGAGAGCGGCTATGTTTACGCTCCATACGTGCCACTGCAGGTCACTCCCACGATCTTCGGTACTGAGGACTTCGTGCCCCGTAAGGGCGTGATGACTCGTTACGCGAAGAAAATGGTCCGACCTGATATGTACGGTCTGGTTATTTGTCGCGGACTCCTTGGTGAGTCTGGCGCTAGCTAATAGCTAGGTAGCCTCTTAACGAGCCCCGCCTTGAGTTTTCTCTTGGCGGGGTTTTTTATTTTGGAATTTAAAATATTCAGTTACTATTTACTATGATTGATAAGGCTCGTTAGCCTTTTATAAAAGGAGAAAACAAAACATGTCTAAGTTAGGAAGATATAGTGCAGATAGAAAGAAAATCCAAGCCATCGGGGCTGCCGAGACCTTGGCGGTTACCGTGGCTGATTGTGGAACAGTATTCACTTGCGCGGGAGGAAACGGCACCTCAGCCATAACTCTCCCAACAATTGCATCGGCTGGTAAAGGTTGGTGGTGCAAATTTGTATTACTTGCAAACCAAGGTACCGGAGCTGTAACAGTCTCCGCCGCCTCGGGTGATGAAGATAAGATCGTAGCAGCTAATTACGGAGGCTTAGGTGATGACTCGGCGTCTGCTAACGTTAGTAGTGATGCTGAAGCAGATTCGGCTACTTTTGTGGCATCGAAAGCTTTGGCTGGCGACTCTATGGAGTGGATTTGCACCGGTGAAAAGTGGCTTTTGCAAACGTTTAGCACGGATGGTGATGCCGGCATCACATTAGGTACATAGTAGAAAATTATAGCCTTATCAATACTAAGCCCCTTGTTCTTAACAGGGGGCTTTTTATTTTATATACTATTTATATTAGTAACTTAGGAGGCCCTCATGGGTAAGAGAAGAAAAAGACTTACAAATAAGAAGTATGCTAGCAAGTATGCAACGATTAGAGCTAACATAGCAAAAATGAAAGGCTTAAGTCCTGTTGAGGAGCAAATGCAAGAAGCTTCTCCTGTGCTGCCTGACCCACCGCTTGAATCTATTGTTGAGCCCACTCTAGAGCCTGTACCAGTGGCCACACCAGAGCCGGTTTCAGAGCCTGTTGAAGTGCAGCCACCCCAGCCGGAACCAAAGCCTGAGCCAGTGGTAGCATCAGAACCAAAAAAAGTGGTAAAGAAGCCTGCTGTCAAGAAGCCGGCTAGGAAAAAAACACCCGCTAAGCCAAAAACGCAGCCTAGAGTTCGCAAGACTTCAAAGAAAGAAATCTAAATCAACATCTTCTAACTAATTATACTGATAGGAGACAAAATGAATGGCCATTCCAACTTTGACACCAAGCTCACAGGCATCGGAGGCGGTTCTTGCAGCGACAGGAGCCTTTTCTGTTGCTTCTGAATCGACAAACTATCCGTATGGACTTTACGTTGATTCAGACTCCTCTTTGTTTGACGCAAACTTTGTAACAGGTGCAGTTGAGCAAGTAACATATGTTTTCAGAAAACTAGGCGGTGATGTACTTGACATCGAGTTAGATGAGAAAAGTGTATTTACGGCTTATGAGGAAGCTGTACTAGAATATTCATATATTGTCAACATTCATCAGTCGAAAAATATTCTTCATAGCTCACTCGGATCGACAACAGGCACCTTTGATTCAGACGGCCAAAGAACTGATATAAATTCTGGCAGTCAAGTAGAGCTTAAATACCCAAAGTTTCAATTTGGGTATAGCAAGCATATAATGGACCAGGCTAGCACTCAGGCTGGATTAGGTGGAACTTTACCAATCTATTCAGCCTCTTTCGAGCCAATAGCTAGAAAGCAAGACTATGACTTGCAGTCAATAGTGTATACAGCTTCTCTAAATTCTAGCCGACCGTTCTACAATAAAGTTGGCACAAACAAAATCACTGTTCGTAGAGTTTTTTATAAGACCCCTCACGCTATGTGGAGATTTTATGGGTATTATGGAGGCATGAACACAGTTGGCAATATGTCAACTTATGGTATGTATGCTGATGACTCTACTTTTGAAGTTATTCCAACATGGCACAACAAACTTCAAGCCATGGCTTATGAAGATGCGATATATTCTAGAAACTCTCATTATTCGTATGAGATTAAAAATAATCATTTAAGAATATTCCCACAGCCAACCACTGTGTCGCCAGAGGAAATGTGGTTTACTTTTACTGTTGAGACTGATCCATGGGAAGACCAGAATGATAGAAAAAATGGCTTAGATGGCATAAATAATATGAACACTCTTCCTTTGTCTAACATTCCCTACGCCAACATAAACTCTATTGGAAAACAGTGGATTAGAAGGTTTGCTTTGGCTTTGTCAAAAGAGACATTAGGACAAATAAGATCTAAATTTGGTCAAATACCAATTCCTGGAAATAATGTTACTTTGAACGGAGATAAGTTAATTTCAGAAGGCAGAGAAGACCAAAAAGCCTTGAGAGAAGAGCTTCAAAAAGTTCTTGATGAGCTTACGTATGAAAAAATTACAGAAATTCAGAAGAACATGGTTAAGAATACTCAGGAAACTGTTAACTCATACCCTTACTTTATTTACCAAGGATAAGCGTTAAATGTCCAGTGAAAAAAACAAATGGTCACAACCAACTAGCCCCCCTCCTCCACTTTTTCTAGGAGAGAAAGAAAGGGATTTAGTAAAGCAGTATAACGATGAGCTTATCGAAAGAGTTATAGGCCAAGTGGTTGCTTACTATCCTGTTGACCTGCAACATACAAATTATCATCCTCTCTACAACGAGGCAGTTGTCAAAACATTCTTGCCACCAGTTAGAGTTTACGCGCTGGTCGATTTTAAAGGTGAGGAAACCACTAATGACAAGTATGGCATAGATAAGATGACCAAAATAACTATTCATTTTCACAAAAGAAGACTCACTGAGGATCAAAATCTTTTTGTTAGAGAGGGAGATTACGTAGCATATGGAAACTCTTACTACGAGATAGTTAATTTAAAAGAACCAAAAGAGCTTTTTGGTCAGCAAGAGAAAAGATTTGAGATAACAGCAGAATGTATTAAAGCCAGAGAGGGTACTTTCGATGCCACATGATGGATCCATAAACGAAGAAGAAAAAACTAGAGATGTGCCTAGATTTAAGTCTACACTAGAAGATGTTGACTTTGCGGTTTACAACTTTGTTAATGACGTTATGGACATTAATGTTAAAACTAACAAAGGGTTTAAGAAAGTTCCAATTATATGGTCGGGCTCAGAAAGAGCTTTTAACATAAAAGATGATGATATTTTAAGAGACAAGAATGGCATGATTATTTTGCCTGTTGTTTCGATCGAAAGAGTGTCTGTCAAAAAAAATGAAAAGAGCAGAGTCATACCTTTTTCCATGGTCGACCCTGTTGGTGATTTAAAGGGTGGATATTTAACAATTAATAAAATAATTCAGCAAGACAAAACCAGAAACTTTGCTAACGCTGATGCGTACCGCCGAAGGGGTCAAGAAAATTTTCCACTTTACAAGAAAGATAAAAATGACAAAGTTGTTTATGAGACGCTAACCATACCGATACCGATATATGTCGATGTGGGGTATAAAATAGTTTTAAGAACTGAATATCAAGAGCAAATGAATGATATGCTCGTCCCCCTTATAAGAGTCTCAAACGCCCACAGAAGGGTGATGGTTGAGCATAAATCAAACATGTACGAAGCTTTTTTTGGAGAAGACTACACCATGTCCAACAACATTTCAAATTATGAAAGCAACGAAAGAAAATATGAAACCTCTATTGATTTAAATGTTTATGGCTATCTCATAGGCGATGAAAAGAATCAAAAACAACCAAGAGTTGTTAAAAGAGAAAACGCAGTTCAGATAAGGTTTGCGAGAGAAAGAATTGTTGTACAGGATGAGGATGGAGAATTTAGATTTTAAGGGACTTTGTATGATGCTGACACTATTTACTAGAGAAAAAGTTTGCAAATTATTTTAGCTAACTTATAATTAAGGAGCGATACAACATGGCAGTCGATAAGTTTAAATTTGTTTCCCCCGGAATCTTCATAGATGAGATTGATGAATCTGGGATCCCCGCTTTACCAGAGAGAATGGGTCCTCTGGTAATTGGTAGGTTTCAAAAGGGCCCGGGCAATAGACCGGTAAAAGTTAATTCTTTCAAAGAATTTGTACAAATATTCGGAGACCCAGCTCCTGGAAATGCTAAAGGTGATGTATTTAGAACTGGTGATTTGACTGCTCCTACGTACGCTGCTTACGCTGTAAAAGCTTGGCTAAGAAATAACTCACCTTGTACTGTATACAGAGTTCTTGGCGAAGAGGCTTCGAACGCTGACGCCAACGGCGATAACTCTAGAGCCGGATGGAAAACTGAAAATACTCCAAATGCGACGCTAGCCTCGGCAGGGGGAGCTTATGGCTTGTTTTTGTTCCCATCAGGCTCGACACAGCATGCTGGTACTCGGGTCACTGGAACTATCGGAGCGATTTGGTATGTTGACAAGGGCGCTGTGATCTTATCAGGATCTAGAGCCGGATCCGGTGCGGACCTCGCTGACGAAAATGCCGAAGGCGCCGGAGCACTATTTAAATCAACAGGCGGTCTAGAGTTTACTGCTAAAATTTTAGATGAAAATGGTGCGGTGACAAAAACTTCAAAATTTAATTTTAATAGAGATTCGTCTAATTTTATTAGAAAAGTATTCAATACTAACCCAACCAGAGTGAATGGAGACATTCAAAGCACTACCGTAAACTACTGGCTTGGAGAGACGTTTGAATCAAACCTCAGAAATGGAGAAAATCCAGTGATGGGCATCGAAGGCTCTGGCTTGGCAGCCGATGCCGGAAATTTCTATGGTGCCATCTTAATGCTTGATGGCAGTAATGATGATACAGCCTCTGATGTTGCTTGGCACGACCACAGGCAAGCCGCACGTGCTGCACAAACTGGTTTCTTTATTTCACAAGACACTCGTGGCGGCACGACAGCGGGATTTGATCCTCAGTCACACACAGAGAATTTGTTTAAGTTTCACGCTTTGGACAGTGGTGAACATGCTAATAGAGACTTTAAGGTTTCTATTGTTGACATTAAAGTTCCAACAGATAACTTTAACAACTATGGAACATTTACAGTTCAGGTAAGGCAAGCTTCTGACAACGATGCTAAGCCAGTGGTTTTAGAGCAGTTTAGTGGCTGTAATCTAGACCCTACATCAGCTAACTACATCGCTAGAAAGGTTGGTGATCGACACTACACTTATGACAGCGTTAACAAGAGAGTTGTTGAGCATGGTGATAACGAAAACAGATCAGCCATCCTCCGCGTTGAGGTTTCTGATTTGGTTTCTGACGGCGAAGCTGCTGGATTAATACCTTTTGGCGTATACGGTCCAGCTGTACCTAAGACACACACTATCTCGCAAGAAACAAATGCAACTATTATCGCAGCCGGCTCTGGGTCAACTAACTGCTTGCCCAACCAGCCAACTAGTCTAGACGGCACCGTTACAATTTTGCAACCCGGACACGCTCCTGGTCGTCTTCTTGATTGGCCGGACGCTAATTTTGCCTTTACAGCCTCTGTTGTTTGGCCTGTGACGAGACTTAGAGTATCCTCATCAGAGGGTAATTTAGTGCAACCATCACGAGCTTACTTTGGCTATCAGTCAAATATTATTAATCAACAGCGTTATGACCACACCAACACAGACTTGTTGCGCGGACAGCCAGTGGGCTTAGATCCAACGGCTTCACCCTCCGCTCTGCAGCAATACTCATGGGTGTTCACTTTAGATGACGTGCGTCAATCTGAGGCAGATGCTACACATTCTATCTATGTATCTGGCTCTAGAGCTTCAGGTATATCTTGGACAGCAGTGTCAGGAACAACCTACATCTTAACAGGTTCTGGTGCAAAGATTACTAAGTTTACCTCACCTATGTTTGGTGGGTTTGATGGTTTTGACATCACAGAGCAGGATCCATTTAGAAACTCAAGACTTCTCAACGGAACTGAAAAGAACAACGCCATGCATTACAGTCTCAAGAAAGCAATCGATGTTACGTCAGACCCTGACTACATCGAGTATGACTTGGCTACGATGCCTGGAATTACAGATAGTAGCTTGACCTCACAACTGGTAACAGCCTGTGAGGAGCGAGCAGATTCGCTAGCAATTATTGATGTTGCTGGCGGATACAAGCCTCCACACGAGCGAAGCACACCTGAAACATCAGCCGATGCTTTAGGTGACGTAGAAACAACCGTTACAAACCTCAAGGATATGAACTTGAACTCTAGCTACGGCTGTGCATTCTACCCGTTTGTTAAGATTCGTGACAACGTTGCAAATGCAGTGCTTTATGTACCACCTTCAGTTGTCGCTCTCGGAACATTCTCAAGCGCGCAAAGAAATTCAGCTGTATGGTTCGCTCCTGCAGGGTTTACTAGAGGTGGCTTGAGCGAGGGATCCGCTGGCTTACCAGTGATCGGCGTGAGAGAAAGAGTAAACTCCACAGAAAGAGATCGCTTGTACGATGCAAATATTAATCCTATTGCCTCTTTCCCAGCGGAAGGAATCGTGATATTCGGTCAAAAAACCTTGCAAGTCACTCCTTCTGCTCTAGACAGAATTAATGTTCGAAGACTGTTAATTTTTGTTAAGAAAGAGATCTCTAGAATTGCATCTAGAATATTGTTTGATCAAAATGTTCAGCAAACTTGGGATAGATTCAAAGGTCAGGTTATTCCTTTCCTAGAAGGTGTCCAGGCTGGGCTAGGTCTGACGGACTTTAGAGTTGTCTTAGATGACACGACGACAACTCCTGATTTGGTTGATCGTAACATTCTATATGCTAAGATTTTCCTCAAGCCAGCTAGAGCTATTGAGTTTATTGCTCTAGACTTCATCGTAACAAGAAGTGGTGCCTCTTTCGATGACTAAAATTTTATTGCACACTAATTATAAAAGGACACAGGAGACTAAATAGATGCCATTTTTCGGAGACGCAGGACCAGGAGGCTTTCAGCCTAAAAGACAGTTCAGATTTATTGTAAATTTTACTGAAATGTCCGGTATGACTTTCATGGTCACAAAAACAAAGAAGCCAAGTTATACTATGACTGAAAAGTCACACCAAGTTTTAAATCATCAGTTTAATTATCCTGGTATTATTAAGTGGGATAATCCAATTAATGTCACTTTTATCGATGCTGTCGAGCCTAATATTGGATCTAAATTTTACAACGCATTAAGAAATTCTGGTTATGTGTCGCCTAAGAATTTTGATAGTCTTCTAACAGGCGTGACTAAAGTCTCTACCACTGCTGTTATTGGCAACGTGCTTATTCAACAGCTAGACGGCGGAGGCATGACTATTCCTGCCGGTGTAGATCCAGGCCAGGCCATCGGCGCGGTCGACGCTACAAATATAGTCGATCAGTGGACTCTTAAGAATTCTTTCATCAAAGCAGTTA